AATTATATTTACAATAATCAAATTCATGTAGATATAGGGTCAACTACAAACAAAGAATGTTATATGGAGGATTTTCTGAGAGCAAACGTTGGCGGAAGTACTGATGGGTTGCGGTTTTATAGCGGAGAATTAAATATTTCCTCTTCTGGTCAAACACATACGAATTCTAATTTTAATAGTGGCATTTGGCGATGTGACGCTGCTGGCCCGACTATCATTGATACGCACTCCAATTATGGGGGTGCGTGGGACATAGGAGATGTTCATAACACTTCGGGAATTACTTTGGTTGATTGTACTTTCCCAAGTCGTTCACAAAATATTCCAATTATCTATATTGACAATGCAAATAGGGAAAAAGTAACTATTAAAAACAGGCTTGATATAACAGTACAAGACTTAAATCAAGTTGCTATTAGTGGGGCAACGGTAACTATAACGGATGCAAATGGAGATGCTATTGCTGAAAGCCCTTTAACAACAAACGCAAGTGGGGAAATTGACACCGTTCAATTAACTAGAATGACTATTGAATATGGTACTGATAACTCACCTAGTGCTGGTAGTGGTTATAATAACTACTTGGTTTACTATACCCCCCATACTGTCACCATCTCCAAAACAGGTTACGCTACCAGAGTATTAAAATACACTATGGATCAGAAAAGAGATGAGGTAGAGAAACTAACTCCAGATTCAACTAACATACAAGATACTACACTTTACGATTCAACTATTTATTGAGGAGGTGTTTAAAACAATGTCAGAGAACAAAGTTCAGGACAAAAAACCAAAGCAATACACAGCAGAGGAATTCATTAAATGGTATCAAGACGGGTGTGAAGAACGCCAGTTCCAAATAGTTGTGACACCAGCTTGGAGAGCAACCAGTCATGGTAGTTACGAGCTGGTACAACAAACAGGTGTTGGAAGATTACCAAGTGAAAGAAAAAACGTTTAAGTGTAAAAACTGTGGATATAAGTTTGGGTTTAATACAGTTATAATAGCTGGTAGCTATAAGTGTCCTAAGTGTAGAATGATAAATGTTGTCGATAGAGGTAGGGTCTTGACAATTGGCAATAGAAATGCCAAACTGGTAATAAGAGAATAGAAAAGAGGCTCTTTTGAAGCCCGATTACAGCACATATTGTGTGTTGTCATCGGGCTTTTTTGTTTATAAACAATGAGGAGGTGTTAGCGATGGAAAAACAAATACTTTTAAAAGGATATGTTAAAGAGATTGGTGATGATGGTGTGTTAGAGGCTGCTGTAGCTTCTACCGATGTTATAGATAGACACGGTGAGACAGTTAAACAAGATGGTTGGCAACTAGACAACTTTAACAAAAATCCAGTTTTACTATGGTCACACAATGCTTCGTTTTCTGAGGCACGACCCCCTATCGGAAAAGTTAATAGGGTTTGGTTAGACGGAGATCGTTTAATGTTTCAACCCCAGTTTGATATGAAGGATGACTTTGCTAAAGAAATCTTTAGAAAATACAAAGATGGTTATTTAAATTCATTTTCTGTAGGAATGCTTGAGGTAGAGAAGAGTGGAAATACTTTTGTAAAACAAGAGCTGATGGAGATTTCGGCAGTTCCTGTACCTGCCAATCCTGAAGCTAATGTCTATTTACGATCTAAGGGTATGAAAACTACTAGCTGGAAGGCTTTAACATCTAAGAAACCAAAGAAAAAAGATAACAAAGACGAGAAAGAAGTTATAGAGGTTATTAGGATTATGAAAAAGAGAATAGATGGCTTAGACGCACGGCTTAAAAAGCTTAGATTAAGTAAACCTAAAAGAAAAGATGTAGATAACATGAGTGTTTTGGAGATTAAGGAGTTAGCGTTAGTTTTAAATAAGGCAACATCTAAGTTGTTGCATAGAATTAAAAAGGGAGGTGACAAGATAAAATAAAATGGATTGGAAAAACATTTTCAAAGAAGTAGAAGAAGAAAAGAAACCAGAAGTAGTTGAAACTCCTGAAGCTAAAGAGAAACCTGAGGTAGTTGAGGAACCCAAAGAGGAACCCAAAGTAGAAGCGTCGTTTGATGCTGATAAATTGGCAGACCAATTGGCTACCAAGATTGCTAAAGCTGTTTCTGAAGCAAAAGGATTCAACGAAAGAGACACATCTAGTCTTAAAGAACAGATTGCACACAAGGATTTGAAGAGTGTTGATTACCCAGCAGCAGGTGAACTAGGTTCTCTATCAAGAGAGCAAAAAATGGTTACTTGGTTTAAGGCTCTAATTAACAAAGATAGAAGTCTTGAGGCAGATCGTGTGTTTAAGGCGTTGATTGAAGGTACTGACTCACAAGGAGGTTACTTGGTTCCTGAAGAATGGAGAGCTGAAGTATTTAGGATTCTTCCTGATTACTCAGTAATGAGGAAATTGGCAACAATTATCCCCATGAAGCACGACACCTTCAACCTAACCACCTTGATTGCAGAACCTGCTGCCTATTGGACAGCAGAGTACGCTTCAAAGTCTACAACTTCCGCAGAGTTTGATCAGGTAGTTCTTTCACCGAATGACCTAGTGTGTTTGATTCCTGTTACTCACCAGTTAATTGATGATGCTCATATCGACATAATTCGATTTATTACTCAGCTTTTCGCTGAGAAGATCGGAAGAACAGAAGATAAAGCATTCTTTACTGGATCAGGTACAGGACAACCTACAGGTATTCGTTCATGTGCAGGTGTGGCCACAACCGCAGTTGGCGGTGCTGGAACATACAAAGACTTACTGACCGCACTTTATGGTTTACCGCAGACTGTTCGAAGTGCTCCTAAGACCGCTTGGGTTACTAACAGAAAGACAATCTCAAACCTACATAAGATGGAAGATAGCAATGGGCGACCTTTGTTACTCCCTTCAGGTATGAGTAATCTTACTGAGCGACCTAGAGAGATGTTATTCGGTTACGGACTTTACGAACAGAACGATCTTCCTAACAATGAGATTTGGTTTGGCGACTGGTCTAAGTATGCAATTGGTGACAGACAATCAATTGTTGTTGAAACTACCCGTGAGGGTGGGGACGCTTGGAGAAGGAACGCTACCGAAATCAAGGCTGTTGAAAGGGTTGATGGTAAATGTATTCTCAGTAAAGCTTTCTACAAGCTTACCGGCTTCTAATATGATAAATGAGGTTTTTAACCTTAAATGCTTCGTGGACGCTTGAGCGGCAATCCGGTGGAACACATAAAACTTGGAAGTACCGTACCACAAACAAAGGAGGTGTCTATATGAAAGTAAAAATGATTGATGGAACAATAACTGAAGTTACTAGAAACACTGCTGCTACGCTAATTCAACTTGGTAAGGCTAAGTTACTTACAGCCAAAGACATTGTTAAATGGGCTAAAGGTAAGGAAATAAAGTCTAAAGTTAAAAAGGATATGCGAGCAGTAAGGAGTAAGTTCTATAAAACAAAATGAGTATATACAGTCATGGATTAACAACAAGACTGAGATTGAAAGACTTTCTTGATATATCGGATGATACCGCAACCACTAACAGTGTGTTGGATAGGCTGGTTAACCTAGCTACAGATTGGATTGAAAACTACTGTGGTAGGAGATTCCAGCGTGGTAGCTATACAGAATACTACGATGGTGAGGGTAGTCAGGAGCTGTTAATGAGGAACTATCCAATTATTAGCGGTGAGACATTCACACTAAGTATGAGATCAGCAGGAAACAATGAGGATAGCTGGACATCGATAGATTCAGAGGACTACTACATAGACTATCAAGCAGGGTTAATAAAGTTCCCTACGGCAGCCCTGGGAGGTCGTGGGAGGAATTTTATCAGGGGGGCTCAGAACTACAGAGTAGTGTTTACATCCGGATATTATGTACCTAGCGATGCTTTGTATGTGGAAGGCAACACAGCCTCACTACCAGGCGATCTTGAGTACATAGCTTGGAAATTATGTGGAGCAGCGTGGAGTCAACGAAGGGGAGATCCATCTGTTGCTGAAGAAAGATTAGGTTACTACAGCGTCAAGTTTAAAGAGGCAGCTATGGAGAGCCAAGAGGTTGTAGATGTTCTTGATAAGTATTCAAGGAAAGATGCAATAGCTTGGAGATGATATGAGTGTTAGAAGGTTCTTTAACAAACAGCTAGTAGTCAGGAAACTAAAGACAACCACTGGTTACAAAAAGACATTCAAAGCTACAGCTACTACAGAGGGTGGTATACAGCGGACTACTGGGTTACAAACAGAACAAGGGGCGGGTATATGGGGAGAGTCTTACATAGGCTTTCTACCGATAGATTTAGGTTTTACTCCAGCTCCTGAAGATATGGTTTCTGATGGTGATGGTAGAGAGTTCAGAGTCAAGACAGTTGAGAAGATCGACTTTGGTATTAATCAGCATTGGGAACTAGAGCTTGAGGAGTATAACCCACAAGATCAATGATAAGAGTAACAGTAACACCTACATTTGAAAAGCTAGGAGGGGCGTTTAAAAGTATGGAATTGGGTAGGGCGATACAGAAGGGGATAGAGACTTTAGCAACAGCGACTGAGCGTTATTCAAAGATTATTGCTCCTAAAGATACTGGGACAATGGCAAGGAGCATAGATGTACGCACAGGGCGATTGAAAGCAGAGATTGGTCCCCATGTAGATTACGCAATCTATGTACATGAGGGTACATACAAGATGAAAGCAAGACCTTTCATGGAGTGGGGGTATACAAGTGCTGTAGGAGCTACTGGAGAGGAAGAACTGATAGCAGACGAAGTTATGAAATATATAGATCACGAACTAAAAATAATATGAGCTTTGCAAACATTAGACCAGCAATACAAACAATACTTGACGGCATCTCTGATTTGCAGGTGGTGTATAACTATCCAAGGCTACCAGAGGAATTCCCTGCTGCTACAATAATGCCTTCGGAAGCACCATCTGATTATGAAACTAATATGGAGAATCAGCGTGTCTACGCCTTCAATGTTCGTGTCTACTACGAAACAAAGGTGGGTGGAGTATCTAACGCTGTAGATGCACTAGAGGGATTAGTTGATGATGTTGTTGATGCGTTTGACCAAGATGATCTCCTTACTGGAGCAGGTCTTTCTTTACCGGCTAGATACACAATGATTCAGCTTGTTCCCACACCATCAGCATGGCAGTACTTTTTAGATCAGAATTATATTGTTGCGGAAATTAGAATACAGGCCATTGTGTCTGTAGATATTACATAAAGGAGGTGAATGTGAGTAATGAGTAAATATTCAGGAAGATTAGTTTCATTGGGAGTCGCTAGAGAGTCAACCCGAGGAGTCGGTGTTGAACCTTCTATTTGGATTCCACATGTAGATCTTACCGTTGCATCAAAAGTTAAAGATGTACGAGTAGGTCCTTCTTTAGGGAAGCTGGCAGATAGTGAACAAAGACACGTATTGACTAAGTTTGCAGAGGGTGAGGTTGGTAGTGAGGTGAGGAGTCATTCTATTGGCTATTTTCTATATGCGTTGCTAGGAACCTTGTCAACAACAGGGCCAGCTGATGCGACAGCATACACTCACGCATTCACGCTAGATAACTCAGCACAACACGATACTTTGTCACTTGTTATTCAAGACAGCGACAAGACTGTACTACACGAATTGTCTGCACTGAAGTCATTAGAGATTGATGTACCTATTGATGGTGTTGCAACTTATACTGCTAGTTTTATGTCTAGGGTTGCACAGGGTACTACTACTAAAGTTATTTCTTTAACGACAGACGAGAAGAAATTTCCTAAAAATGATGCCGCCATTAAGCTCGCTGCTAATATTGCAGGGCTTGGTGCAGCAGCAGGTATGGCTCTAAAGAGATTTAGAATAACATTCAATAAAGAACTTATTGATGATGATGTTATTGGATCTGTTTGGCCAGAGGACTTTTTGGCTGCAAACTTTAGTGTCGAGGGTGAGTTTGAATTAAACCTTGAGAACACAACTTACAGGGATTACTATTTAGACAATACTGCACGGGCTTTACAGGTATATCTTGGTAATAGTGCTAGTTTAATTACTGGTGCTGCTGCAACATACCCTAGCCTAACAATCCAACTACCTAGTGTGGATTTCTTTGGATGGGAGCCTAACAGACCATTGGATGAAATAGTTAGTCAAACAATAAGTTTTAAAGCTAACCACGATATTGCTAATGATCAAGAGATTGTACATTCTTGCAGTTTAGTTAATGGTTATGCGAGTTACGCAGCGTAAAGGGGGTGTCTTAAATGTTTGATATTAAAAAACGACTAAGCTTATCCTTTCTCGGAGAGGGTTGGGAAGATTGTTACCTAGATTTTCAACCAACCCTCATTGGGGAGATGGGTAGATTAGGTAAGTTACAACCAAAAAGTGAGGAAGATAATCAAAGAGTTATTGAAGATGGTATTGAGTTTTTAAAGGATAAGTTTATAACTGGCAAAGCACTAAAAGACGGAAAGCTTGTAGATGTTAAGAAGGAAGATTTAATGGATTTTCCAGTAGAGGTAATAAATAAAGTTTTTAGCATTTTTGGTGGGGAGCTTGATAAAAAAAAATAGAACAGCTCTGGGACGGTATCAGAGGATTATCTAAAGAAACGCCACCAGAGCTGGTAGCGTATAGGTATAGGGAGAAGTTCGGTTTGAATTATAACGATTTTGTAGATGAGCCACTTGATGTTTTATTGGTTAACTTGAAGATAATGAGCTTAGAAGCTGATTATTCTGAAGGAGAAACAAAGAAAGCAGAATGGAAGGCAAAACATGGCAGTAAGTAAAGAAGTACAAATTTTAATAACAGCTAAGGACATGGCTACATCTGTTTTAAACAAGGTGGGCGGTTCTATGAAAGCTACCAGCTCTAATTTTAAGAAGTCTGCTGGAGATATAGCCAAAGGTGGAGCTATGATTGGTGGTGGTTTGATTGCTATAGGAACTGGGGCTTTTATTTTAACCAGAGAAGCCGGTAAGTTTCAATCAATATCTGATGCGTACCTCTCTATGGTAAGCGATTTCGATATCGGTGGTGATGAGTTAATAGCTTCTATTAAGGAAGCAACAAGCGGAACTGTATCAGAATTGGATGTTATGTCTAATTTCTTGTTAGCAAGAACATTGATTGGTAAGGAAGCTTTGGGAGCGAGTGGAGAGAACTTTGAGAGGTTTGCTATTATTGCCAAAAAGGCTGCAAGAACAACTGGACAAGATGTCAACTTTTTATTTGACAGTATTGTTAAGGGAATTGGTAGAACACAACCAAAGTGGTTGGATAATACTGGAATTATAGTTAATGCAAAGGATGCTTACGCAGCGTTCGGTGAAACAATAGGGAAGACAGGTACAGAGCTGAGCGAAACAGAGAAGAAGATTGCTCTTACTAATGCGTTCCTTGAAAAAGCAGAGACGACACTTAAGAATGTAGCCCCGACCGCAGGTGGTGTTACTAGCTCTTTTGCACGATTAAGGGTTGCTATTGAGGAAGCAAGAATAGAGTTGGGTATGGCACTAATACCAATAGTACAAGAATTTGTAGAAACTATTACACCAATAGTTACAGAGTATGGGCCTAAGTTAGTTGGCTTTATGAAGGATCTAGCAGAAAAGTTTAGTAACCTAA